AATCCTTTTTGCTCTTCTGCAAAAGGTGAACTCATATTGGTAGCATATCTTATTTCTTTTTGTTTTTGAGTTTTTGGATCAAACCACAATAAAGAGTGTTTTCTTGTATGCTTTCCTGGTATTGTTAATGTTAAAGGAGTTTTATTTCCTCTTAATAGATACGTTCTATCTTTTACTTCCCATTCAGGTTTTTTAACCTTAGGTGTTTCTTTTTTAGGTTCAGCAACAGCTACTGGCTGTTCTATAACCTCTTCTTTTTTCTTTTTTGTCATGATATAATAAAATTAAATAAGTTAAAGGTATTGGGCGCCGAAGCGCCCTTACCTTATAAATAATTACACTCCTTTGAATAATACAAAGTTGTTAGCAGCTTGAGTTACTAAACATCTTTCTGATAGGAAGTTGATTTCCATAGCATCAAGAGTTGAAGTAAACGCGCCACCAGCAGAACCAGTTACCCAAGACTTCATTCTTCTGTCGTCAGCTTGTGAAGCTCTATAACGAACATGTAAGAAAGGTCTTCTGATATTAGTTCCTAAGATTTGATCGTAAACAGTAGAAGTTCCAGCTGGTACTAATACACCTTCGATTGAGTTGATACCTGTAACAGCACCTCTTGTAGAAGCATCGTTTAAGTATTTCCAATCAGTTTTGTAAAAGTCATAAGAACCTCTTCTGAATCCTGAGAAACCTAAGTTAAGCGCCATTTCTTCTGAATTTTCAAATAATCCAAAAGCAACACCACCGTTAAATCCTGCAGATATACCAGCAAGCATATCATCAAAATCTAAAGCAGTTTGTCTTTGTAAGAAAAGCATGTTTTCTTCAATAGCACCTTGAGTATCTAAGTTTTTAAGGATAGCATCGAAATCACCGATACCAGCTGCAGCAGTAAATCCTACTTCAACATTTCCTCTTCCTTCGATAGCAGCAAATAAACCTTCAGTACCTGGTAGCTTGTTGATTTGATAATCACCAGCACCTGCAGCAACGTTTAATTCACCCTCAACACATACCATTTCTAGGTAGTCTTCAAATCTAAGTCTAGTTTCAGATTCAGCTTTTAAATACCATAAGTATCCAGAAGCACCATCTTCAGTAGCAACTTCAACCCAACCGATTTGTGCCATATCAGAACCATTTACCACGTATTGGTTTCTAATAATAACTGGTGAGTTAGCGTATTGCGTAAAAGAAGGATCAACAGAAACTCTTACTGAATCAGCAGTGGTTCCAGCAGTAGATCTTCCTTTGCTGTATGCAGAACCGTAAACAAATACTTTAAGACTTCCAGAATTAAAGTTATTTGCAGCAGTATACTGAACACCATCCCATGCTTGAACTGTAATGTTACCAACACCAGGTCCACCAGCTGTTACGGCAGTAACAATTGCTTTTCCTGAAGCACCAGTACCTGTATCTAATACAACAACGGTGTCATTTACAGAAATAACCATGTTCTGGCCAGCTGTACCACTTAGTGTTAAAATAGTACCACCACCATTAGCAGTCATACCATCATATGAAATATGTAATCTATTTTGTTCAGACCAGATTACTTGATCTGAGGTCATTGGCATTTCTGCACCGACCATTCTTAAAAATCCAGATAACGTTCTGTTTCCATAACGCTCTACTTCTTGTTCGTAGACCTCTGGTAAATATTGTTGGATAAAATCGTTAGCACCTCCAGTGTTAAACTTTAAATAATTGCTATTTAAAAGCTCTTGCTTCTGAGATGGTAAGATCGTTCCAAACTGTGGAGTTAATGTACCCATAATTAATAAATTTTAAATTAGTTAAACTTTTTTGTTTTGATTTTAAGTTTTGTAGAATCAGAACCACTAATTGATTTTACTTTAAAGCCACCAACGAAAACTTCACCTGTATTACCTTCTCTTGCTTTCACATTAGAAAGATTTTTAGATTTGTTTACTACATCCTTTACGGCATCGGCTTTGCCTTGTTCATAAAAATGATTAGCAATTTTATCTACATTTTCAGCTGCATACATTGCTTTATGATAACCAGCTGGGTCTACCACATTACCATCTCCATCAAGGAACTTCCCTATGAGATTGTTAATATTTGACTGGTTGTCTGCAACTTTATCACGATTTTGTATATTATACTTATACCTTTTTTCTCCAACTTGAAAATCAAAACCTTTGAAATCTTCGCTAAATAATTTTTTAGTTTTAAGTTTAAAATCTTCGTGTAATTGCTCAGCTTGTTCCTGCTGCTTGTTGTAACGGTTGAAAAAGTCCATAGCTTTTTGTTGTTCTTGATTAACACCCGGTCTCATCTTGATCTCGTCGTAATACTTTTGTTTCAAGTCCTCCAAATAGTCTTTGGCTTTTGCAACTTCTTCTTTAAACGCAATTTTCTTTTTGCGTATATCTCTTTCCTCATCAACTTCTGAATCCCATGCAAAATCTTCTAAAATAAGATTTACATCTTCAGAATCTAAATGAGGTTTATTTTTTCTGTAATATTCTTTTAACAATGCTTTCTCATCTACATTAGAGTAGTCAGCGTTTAATCTGACATAATCTTCTACAGTACCTCCAGTTTCTTCCATAAATGAAACTAGTTTTTCTACGTTTTCAGGTAATTGTTTACCAAGTACTTTTTCATCTCTAATAGCTTCTTTAACTTCTGCTTCAACTTCTTTTACTTCAGCTTCAGTTACTTCTTGGATCGCAGAAAACCCTTCAGTAGTCTCGTTGGACTCTTGTACAGGTTCTCCCACCTCTGCGCTATCTCCGGATGGTTCGCCCACAGGTATCTCCTTTGTTTCTCCGATTTGAATGGCATCGTCTTCTTTTTTAATTTCAACCTTTTTTATATTAGGTTCTACATCTACTAAAGGTTCTTTAATACTTACCTTTTGTATTTCTTGTTTTTTGTCACCTAATTGTTTTGGCTTTTTTGGTTTAGACTTTATTTTAAAGTCACCTTCCTGCTTAACAGGTTCATTTGTTTTTACTTCTGACATAATATAATATAATTAAATAATTAATAAAATTAGATAGAAGGCAATAAGCCTGTCATATCTTTTTCTTCAAAATTTATAGGAAGACCATCTGTTTTTCTTTGTTGAATCATTTCACTTTGTTGGCTTCCTTCCATTTTTATTCTATCGTCTTTGCGATCTTCTCTTTGTTGTTCTCTTTTATTGATACCTTGCTCTTCTATTTTTTTAAGCTCCATATCATTTTGATGTTGTTGCATCATTTTTTGTTGATCTAATTGAGCCTGTAGCTGCATACGATCTTTTTCAAATTCACTTTTAGCTTTTTCATATTCTACATTAGCACCAGATATAGCTTGTTGTTTTTGTACTTCTGCCATAGCTGTTTTCTCTGCAGTTTCTGCTTGCGCTGCTGCTTGAGCTTGTATATTAGCTTGTTGATTAGCTTGATCTTGTTTAGCTTTTTGCTTACGTTTTACTTTTAGCATTTGATTAGCTAATTTAAGATTTTTAATTTGTCTTAAATCAATAGCGTCTTCAACATCAATATTTTTAGCTTGTAAAGCTATTTGTATATTTGCTTCTAATTGTTGTTTTTCTTCTTCATCTGGTTCTAATTCTAAGAATATACCAAAATCATGTAGATTTAAATTAACAATTTCTTGTAATGTTTTAATATTAAAAGTTGATATAGAGTTTTGTAAAGCAGCTTTTGTAAGTGGAAACTCTAATGCATCAGCTACTTTTAAGCTAATATTTTCTGCTAGTTTAAGAGTTAAAAATAAACTAGATTGTACAATATGTCTTGTAGCTACATTAGATGCGTTAGCGGCTAACTTCTGTAATCCTACAAGCGTGTTACGATCAGGTAAACTACCATCTCTAGCTTCATTTAATCCCGTCACATCACGTATCATTTGTAAATAGTATTGGTACGTACTTATTAATGCTTGTATTTTAGCTTGACCACTACCTGATTGTAATTCTTGTATTGGTACTTTACCAGGATTCATATCACCTTCTTGTGTAAGAGATCTACCCACAATACTACCAGTTTGGAAATACATATTTAATGCTTCGGCTGGATTATAATTTGTACCGTTACCAAGATCAACTTCAGCAAGTCCATCCATATCTAAATATACACCATCTGGAACTACACGTGATATTACTTGTTGTAATTTTAAATGTGTTAACTGAATCATATCTGCAAAACCTATACACTTACCAACAATAGATTCTATTCTACCTTTATAGATTCTAGGTGCACAAATAGCATAATTCATTTTTACTTTAGTAGTATCAGCTAATGGTCTAGACATGTTTTCAGCCAGTTCCCATTTTAACATTGTATTAGTTCCTAACACTTTAGCGCCACTATATAAAACTTCTATAGATCTTGATACTCTTTCAAAATTATCATTTTCTGGTGGATTAAATGTATCTGGCTTTTCAATAGCTTTCATTAATCCTTGATCTGTTTGTTTTATTTTAAATACTTGGTTGTGATATGTTTTATAATCAAAATATAAAACTTGTACTGTATTAGCATCATAATCACCCCAACCTGTAATATAAGATCTATTACCAGGCATTGCTTGTATTCTTTTTAATTCTTCTTCAGTTATACCTGGAAACTCCTTTTTAAGTTCTGGTATTGTAATAGCTTTTAATTCACCAACATAGTATATATCTTCAAAGTTTGGATCTTCTGTATAAGAATAAACCATATAAGCTGGATCCACGTAATCTACAGTAATACCTTCAGCTGTATTAAAATTAGTTTTAGCAGCTGCAATACCACAAACAGCTAAGTCCATGTTTAATCTACGTTTAGTTAAATCATATTTGTTTTGAGCAAGTACAGATGAAATAGCTTCTTCTTCTGCTATTTCTACACTTTGCTTATATGATAATTGCATATGCAGTTCTAGTTCTTCTGGAGTTTCTGGAACAACTGTTGTACTAGGTGTTTGATATAAATCAATACCTAAAGTTTGTTTTAAGTTATCTAAGTATTCTTGAGACAACATATCTTCATAAATCTTTGAAGCATACTCGGTTCTTTTCTTTATAGAACCTG